TGTCCAGTGCCAGTATATCCCAGCAAGCCGTGAGCAGTCTTAGTGCCGGTAAACGGTTGCACCGCTATATCCAGCACATCCTCGCCAAAGTTCCTAAAGGAAACTTGCTTGCCGTTGATAGTCATATCTTGCGTATCATTGATGATAGCATCAACTTGTATGATCCGCTTCTTAAATCCTTGCACCGAGCCAGAAGATAGCACCGGCTCCGCTGGCATTGTCCGAGCCGTTACGGTGTAGTCCAAGCCCACCTGATAGCTAGTCGTTGCCGCTGTTGCGAAGGTAATCGTGTAGGGCGATGCTGGCACGACCTGAGTAGGCTCAATAACGCCATCACGAATGATTGATACAGTCTCGCCCTCCAGCTGGTTCATGTTCACTGAGGCAGCAGCACCGCCACTCTTAGCGCTATCCAGCGTTAGATCTGGGCTGAACTTCTCCAGCATATAATTATCAGAGCCATTGATGGTGCGCTTTACGATCACGTAAACGTCAGCAATCTCTACGGCCACCGCAATAAACTCACCGTCAGTTGTAAACCGACTAGGCGCAATCACGTTCTGACCAACCAGAATAGAATACACCGCCATCGATCCATCTGTGGCATTTACCACAAACAAACGATCTGACTCATCCGTTGATGCCGCTCGACGCGCAGCCATATCAACAGGATCTTTTAGCAAGTGAGAGCTGAGAGCAGAGATATTCTGGATCTGGTACGATGCAGTCGTATCGCCAAACTGGAACGCATTGATAGATTTACCCTGGCGCTGAATAAACACAGACGCACCGTTAAGATCTTCAATCGGAATGCCAGCCTTTGCGCCCAGCCGCGTTTGTGGCCGAACAAAGAACGATGCTGGTGTAATAGGATTATCACCAGTCTGGAGAACAACAAACTCACCGCCGGTTGTAAAGATGCGGAAGTCATTGCCTGAGAATAGATTAACAATCGTGTTGAGCTGATTGGTGTTGATCGTTGCTTCTACAGCTTCATCATCAAGGCCAGTTCCAGGATTGAAGTCAAAGTAGTTTATAACGCCAGAACCCCATACGGTATTGGGCCGCGACTTAGATCCACCGAAGTATAACCGGCCCTCATGGAATGCAGCAGACTTTGGCCACCCGCGAGTGTTTGACCATACATCCTCATAGCCATGCTCGCTTTCCCAATTACCGGCAGTAATGCCGCTGGTGTCAAAGAAATTAACTTCAACAACAGCCTTCATTACAGTGTGGGAAACATACTCTACATAACGAGCGCGACCAAAGGTGCTGAGAACCTGAGCATATTCTCCGACTGCTGATTCTTCAAATGGATTTATTGTGTAGCTTGACGTGGCGTCTGGTGCAGTATCCCACGCTGGAAAGACAGTAAGAACCTTTGTCGAAGCAACATAATCCTCAACATGTCGTGTTTGCCCCGAACCAGTGCCAGATGTAATCTTAATAAACATCCCGTTTGGCTGATCGTCTGTATAACTTGATGCTGCCTTAAGGGTGATTGTGTCAGCAGATCCAGCCTGAGCATTCCCCGTTTCGGTTGTTGCCCCTGACGCCGTGATGGTAATGTTACCTGTTGTTGCGCTGGGCGTAATTGTAAAGTCTGGCTGGTGAGTATCAAACGCAAAAGGATATTGCGGCAGATTGATTAACGGCAAGTTCTCCAGCGTCCAAGACGTATCGCTGTTTCTCACCAGGCGCTTGGTTTGCAGATCTTCATGGCAAAGGATGAGCGTATCAACTGCTTGCGTGTAATTGATTTCATCGAGCATGGCAGTCGTTATATCTGTGGCCGTGATGTAATCATTGCCAGAGCCGTTTATGTTTGTTTGCAGCGTACCATCTTTAAATACATAGATGCGCTGATTGACGAACACCAACAGATAGCTGTCCGTTACGCTGAACTCAAAAGGAATAACCTTGAAGTCTGTAAACGTAGAACCAAAGTCATAAATGAACTCAAGACCATCACGGCGCTTAAATCCACCCTGGGGCTGGATGATGACATTCGTCGCTTCTTCCAAAGCATTCTGATATTGCTGTAGATCAGTACGAGCACGAATAAGCGGATCAAGCTCGCCAACCGAGAAATTGGTTTGGAACTGGATGATCCGCATTTTAGTATCTCACATCAATAAGTGAATAATCCTCGATGACTTGCGGCGGCTTGCCACGACTATCAACATTCATTGCTTCGCGCATCATACCACCACGGCCACTATCAGCCGGTGAGCCATATGCTAGAGCGCGGAAATAATCTGCCTTGGATATTTGATCGGTAATTACGAAGGCAAGCTCAGAGGCCAGTGCAGTACGAAGTAAGCGAATAAAGTAATTCGGCATTTTGCTTTCTGCTACCGATCCTTGGTAATCAATAAAGACCTCTTCAAAGTTGGTATAGATCTGATCGCCATATATTTCCCATCCATACCGGATAGGCTGTTGACCAAGACCTGAGCTTCTGAATAGCGCTATAACGCCTGAGAGCATATCGCCAGGAAGCTGATAAGCATACTTCCATTCATCTACCGGCGTGAAAGATAAGCGACCAAGCTGCTCTTTCTTCACGCTCCAGCTCCAAAGATAATTTGATAAGAGTGTATCGCGTACATCTGGATACAGCCTGTCGCAAGCCTGTGCTGCATCAGTACCCTCTGTAAACGACGAAATGGGCGCTGCGCCCAACAGGATAAGAGCATCCGAGCAGATTGAAAGTGAGGTATCACCAGCGGCCATATTGCCCTCCTGTTAGTGGGGAAGGGGGGCCGAAGCCCCCCAACCTTATACTAGAACTGCCGTTGTGATAACGCCAGCAGTGTTGGTTGCAATGAGGATCTGGCCCCCATCGCTTCCATATGTGTAGATCATATCACCAGTAGTGATTAGCCCTTCTACCGTGTTGAAGTAACCAGAGCCAGCGATTGCCGCTTGGTTATCAACAGAAGAAGAATAGCTATACATTGCTGGAGAATTACCGCTCTTAGCAGCAGCAACAGTTGACCAATTTGCCTGTGCGAATGCCATTGTCTAATCTCCTTATGCTTCAGTACAAGAAATTTTGACAATGCCTTCGCCGTCGATCGCAACGGAACCGGCAGAGAACATCGAGCTAACCAAGAACGATGTCTTTTCTGGGACATAGTTTACTTCGGTTTTCTGCGACATTGACTCAGCGTAGCCCATTGAATCTTTGTGCCAGGCAAAACAGGTACGAGTTGAAGGCTTAGGAATACCACCTTCGTCACGATCACCCATTGTCAAAATGTTAAAGCCCATGAACGTGTTGATCTCACCTTGCACAAGAGCTTTTACCGCAGCAAAGTCTTGGCTTGTGATCTCTTGCTCACCAAGCAATGAATCGAGCTGTGTTGCGTGCATCAGCAAGTAACGACCTTCAGATGGTACGTTCTTTTCATTAAGAGCTTTTGCTGTTGCGCGTAGCTTCTCGATGTTCATGTCAGTGTTACCACCTGGGCCAACCGTTGTTGCAACAGTTGATGTGCCGGTAGCAGCATTCAAAGCATCAATCATAATCTGGTCCATGCGACGAGCGATAGACTTAGATACGACTTGAACCAGCTCAGAACGCTCATCGAAGTTAATGTGCGATTGCTGGAAGATGTCTGAATATTCTGCCGCGATGTAATCTTCCATCGTTGCAGTTACCTGACCATAGGTCACGTTCAGTGGTGTGACATCAGTTTGTGGAACGCGAAGTGTAGCAACACCTTTCCCGATTGTGGGGAACTTTACAGTGTTTCCAGCTACTCCGCTGCGTGTCCGCATCGTGCCGCGAAGCAGCGATTCGGCTTGATACGCTTGTTTGACCTCAGAGTCGAAAAGATCAACAAACGCCGTAGTGACGTTCTGCGCCATTGCAGATACCTCCTAATAGGTTTCAACAAAACGCTTCCGTTATCCGAGGTTCGGGCGGTCGCTTGCGCGTTATGGCCGCGCCAGCCAGTAGAATACTACATTCAACGGGCCGGTGCGCGGTTAGCCGTTAAGGGCAAAATACACGCAAGCGATACTTATTGCAAGAGTTTAGGCTCTTTGTGCCTTTCTTGTTTCTTGCTCCATCCACCTGCGCTCTCTTGGAGCACGCCAGCTTGGATCTGTTTTCCAACGCGGATCTCCAGTCCAAGAATCTAATTCCTCTTTTGTAATCTCTTGCTGTGGAACAGTTTGCTTGATCGGAATGTTCTCATTCGTAATGGCCTGGTGGTACTTCAGGAACGCATTGATCGAGTCGGCATTGTTCAGAGAATATGCTATCGCTTCACGCTCAGAGTTGTTGAGAGGCGCTTTCATCAAGATGCGCTCAGTCATTTGGATCTTCTCAGAGGCGTTAGAGCCTAGCTTCTCCATCTCAGCGCGTTGATCGTATTGGATACTCTCTTGCTCATCCTTCGCCATAGATAAGACGCGACCGGCAAGATCCTCGAAGGCATCCTGGCTAATCCCGTTTTCTTTAGCCCAGTCCTGATATACGGCGACAGTCGGATCGTCAGCGTCCAAACCCTGATCCGCAAGTGAAGATATATCATACTGCTCCGGTGCTTTATGTTTGCCCGACATAAACTTCTTTTCCAGCTCCGCGTAACTTTTCGCCAGCTTTTCAACATCAGGGCCATCCTCATCCCAAAACTTTGCAGGGTAATAGTCAGGGCGCTCTAGTGGCCCATCGTCATCATCAGATGACTGCATCTCCTCTTGTGGCTGTTCGTGAACCGGAATAGGCGCATCCTCCTGTGGAGCCTCCGGTTCTGCCACGTTAATCATCGGTGCATCTGCATCCGCTTCTATTGCTGCCGCTTCTTCAGCCATTGTTTGACCTTCCTATTCTTTTTTCAATCATACGAACAAGCTCTGCCATTCCCGTCCTAGCATAACCAAAACTCGCATCTTCTCCAGGGAACCAAGTCGGTTGCTCAATCGTAATGCTGCGCAAATGGCTTAGAACCTTCTGCCCCTCAGAACTCTTGAAAACCTTACCATACAGAATATCCATATCGTCGGCTCTTGGCGCTTCACTGACGGCTTGGGTTAATCCTTCCCAGCCTTCTGGTGAACTCATTGCATTGCCTCCATTGTGGCCCCACCATCAGTTGCAGCCGGTGGGCCTTGTTCTGCCATCATTGCTTGCTGCATCTGTTCCATCATCATTTGCTGCTCTTCCGGTGTGGTAAGCAGTTCTTGGTTTATGTTCATCTTCTCTGCGATGAATTGTGTTATGCGCGGAATAGACAGAGCCGCTTGACCCTGTGGGCCGAGAGCATTGGCGATCTGCATAAATTGCACAATGTCGTTTACCTCTTGTAGCTTCTGAGCCTGAGCCAGAGGCGCAACCGGCGTAACCTTAACCTCAACGCCGTTTA